ACTTCCGAGGACGTAGTATCCGAAGATAACGCTTCGACAGAGACCGACGCAGCCACCGATGAGGCCGCTGCTACGGAGGCAGACGAGAAGGAAGTTGTAGCCGATGAGGCCGCAGCCGCAACCGAGGAAGCCCCGGTCGAGCCAGATTTCGAGAAGATGTTTGACGACTTGAAGGTGTCCGTAACGGACTCCATCGAGAAGACCGTTCAGACCGTCGAGAAGAAGGTCGAAGACGTAACCAAGGTTTTTGACGAGAAGATTTCCGAGTTCGAAAAGAGCCTCGGAGAGTTCAACGAAAGGCTAGAGTCCGTTCGTACCGAGCGCGAGGACGTTGCAAAGCGTCTAGATGCTCTTGAGAAGTCTTCCGCAGTAAAGAAGTCCGGTGAGGTTGAAGGACCAGAGCCGGTCAAGAAGATGCAGAAGGGTTTGTGGGGCGGCGCTTTCTTCGACGCTGACTGAAAGGTCGGTTGTCAAACCACATAACTAAAAAGCATTTCAAAAAACACTCAAACTTAACAAATTTAACCCGTTTTTCCACAGGAGGTGAAACATACATTATGAGTGATAGTCTAATTGAGAAGGTAGTGACTACCGATGGTATTAAGGGCGATGACCCGATTGGTACCGGTGGCCTAACCTACGCACAGGCAGACCGCTTCATCGACTACATGTGGGATGAGTCGGTACTAGGAAACCTAGTCCGCACCCGTCGTATGCGTGCAGTTGAGGAAGAGATTGACACAATCGCAGTTGGCTCCCGTCTAGTACGTGGTGCAACTGAGGCTGTTGACACTGGCGAGAACGTCAAGCCGACGTTCGGCAAGTTGTCCATTACCACGAAGAAGTATCGTTTGGACTGGGAACTTTCCAGCGAGTCCCTAGAGGACAACATTGAGGGCGACGCTCTTGAGGACCACATCGCAAGGCTAATGGCTACGCAGATGGGTAACGACCTTGAGGACATTGCTATCAATGGCGATACCGATTCCAGCATTCCGGGCATTGGCGTAGCCGATGGTTTCAGGAAGATTGCTATGGAGGGTAACGGTGGCACCTACAACGGTGGCGGCGCTGCTCACGTAGTTGACCACAAGGGTGGATTGCTTGACCGCTCCGCGTTCAACAAGGCCCTAAAGGCAATGCCACGTAAGTACATGGCAAAGCGTAACGGGCTTCGATTCTTCACGGGCTCCAACGCTCTACAGGATTGGCTGTTCTCCTTCCAGCAGGCAGGTGTCGATGGTCAGGTTAACCTAGCAGTATCGGGTGACCAGTACCTCAACAACCCTGTCCGCACCGAGGGTAACGCAGGCTTCATCGCCGGTCGTCCGTTCGGCGTTCCGCTACAGGAAGTCCCGCTGTTCCTTGAGGACCGCGACGGTGACTACGATTCTGACTCCGGTACTTCCGGCGTTCAGTTGCCAGCAGGCAACGTAGACCACACCGACCTGTGGCTAACGTTCCCAGAGAACATGATTTGGGGCATTAAGCGTGATATCACGGTTTACCGTGAGTTCAAGCCAAAGAAGGACACCATCGAGTACACGGTCTACACCCGTCAGGGCGTACAGATTGAGAACTTGGATGCCTTCGTTGTTGTCAAGAACATCCGTATCGGTGACTGATAAAGTTAACTGATTGTGTAACGGCGGGCCTTCGGGCCCGCCGTTCGCATTTTACAAGCGGCTATGCTATACTAATTTCAAATCATAGGAGGATTTATGAGTTTCAAGAACCTAAACAAGGATGAACTGCTAAAGGTAGCAGAGCACTTCGCGGTAGACGTTACTACCACGAACGAAGATGGCGACCCGACCAAGAAGGAAATTCTTGCGGCGCTCGCTGAGGGCGATGACCCGGTAACGTGGGAGCAGTACAAGGAGTATTACCTGCCTGCTGCCAAGACGGAGGCTCCTAAGGAGACGCCGCATACGGAGAAGCCTCATGACAAGCCAGAGACAGCCACTGAGGAAAAGAAGCCGGAAGTAGAGCAGGAAGAGCAGGTACTAATTAAGTACGAGCGTAAGAACCCGACCTACGAGGTTGTGGGTTACCGATTCACGCTGGCTCACCCGTTCCAGAAGGTTCCAGCCTCGGTAGCGTCTCACTTGGTTAGAAATCTAAAGGGATTCAGGGTCGCGCTTCCGGACGAAGTTGCAGACTACTACAACTGATAGGAGATAATTGTAAACACAATGGAACTAAGAAGAGGCACAGCCCCGAAGGTAAAGTTTTATGCACCGACAGACGATACCACGATTGACGCGGTAACCTACTCCATCAATGGTGGGGAGGAAAAGACCGGCATCGCGGTAGAAGCCACTGCCGGTGATAAGGCTTTCGAATTGCAGTTGCCTTACCTTGAGTCTCACATCAACGACATTGTGGTTACATGGAACTTCGCTATTACAGCAGCATCCAACGAGTTCTATGCGGAGAAGCAGACCTACGAGGTAATCACTCCGTACCTATCGAAGAACGAACTAAAGGCCATCTTTGATGACCAGAATCCATCTGATGAGGACTTGTGGCAGGCAGAGGCCGCTGCACGTCATGTCATTGATGCATTCACTGGACAGAGTTTCGGTTTCGTGCCGAACAAGACCATTACTCTTGAGGGACATGGGGAGCATGCCGTTAAGTTGCCACAGAGGCTAATCAACCTTAGCGGTATCTCCACCCTTACCTCTGTTCTAGAGCCGAGAGCAGCCATCGTCGTCAGCGACGGATGGTATCTCAAGAAGGGCTGGGCTCACGAATTGTCACCAATTTCGAATGAGTCAGCCTACTGGGGAGAATACCACAGCGGCGTATTCGATAACAACATTTACTCCGACCCAGATGGTGACGGAGAACCGCCGATTGTTGGACCGCTGAATTCCCGTCCGGGTGGCGTAATCGTCGCTCCGGGAGGTAGGGGACAATCTACCCCATGGAAGGATGACTACCCATTTGCGATTACGGGAGACTGGGGCTACAAGCAGGTACCAGCGGCAGTCAAGGAAGCAGCCAAACTACTAGTCAACGACTACGCGTGCGGAGAAGCACTTTGGCGCGACAGGTATCTCAAGTCAATCTACTCTGCCGATTGGAGAATTGAATTCAGCAGTAGGTCTTGGGAAAGTACCGGTAACGTAAGAGCCGACCAGTTGCTTTCAGAATACGTCATGATGGATTGGATTGCTATTTAATGGTGATTTGTCTAACGAGCAGCCGACTAAACATGACGGCAGATATTTTGAGACAGGGCGATTACGTAGATGAGGACCCGACAGACGACATTGCTGGCGAGTGGATTGTTAGGCAGGACCCTGATTCGGGAGAACTAATCCGCGAATGGAAGCCGGGAGGCGGCTCCACGGGCGGTGGGACAGACCCATCTGATGACTTGGAAACCTTCAAGTGCATGGCTCGCGGAGTCTTGAACGCCTCATCCAGCGTAGAGAAGTTTGGCGCAATGTACGGCAGCACCGAGTTTGTCAAGGTGACATTCCCCAAGCACGTAAAGATTTCCAAGAGGGACAGAATCACCAACATCAGAGACTCGCGTGGAAACATTGCTTTCACCGAGGAAGAGTCTGGTGGCGTCCCGACTGTATTTAATGTCAACAGCGTCACTCCGATGTTTGACCCATTCGGTCGTCACATCGAGTCATTCGCTGTGTGCGAGAGGGCATCCAGACAGTGAGTCTAAACATCAATGCAGACCTAAATGGAATTGGTAACTTCGTGGCAGGCGTCGGAGGTATGATTGACGCCCTAGAGTCACGAGGCAACAGAGATTCCTTCTTGGCCTACGCCATGGAGCAGCACAGGGATGCATTTATGGAAGAGACCATCGCGTCTCACCTCGCCGGTAACCCATCCATCAAGCACGTCTTTGAATGGGACTCAGATATTCCACTGTTCAAGGTAACAAGCAAGAACAATGGCCGAGTCAAGATGTTGTCGTATACGTTCTTGCCGTCTACCATCCCGGTACCGAAGCCAGACCCGGCAGAATACGGATTTGACCCAGCCATCGTGGACAGACTACAACCACAGTTGTTTGCAGCAAAGGCTTGGGTCATGGAGTCGCGTACTCGCGTGGTGGTTACACCGAAGAGGTCAAAGAAGTTGTTTATTCCTATGGCTGGCACCGAGAGAGGCTACGTCATGGCAGACAAGGCAGAATTCAACCCCGGAGGCCCTCAGGCCACCGGAGGTTTTGCAGCGTGGTGGAATGCATGGT